CGTAGTATTAGATTGTTCGTTTCTATAACCCTGCCGCAATTGTAGTGGCTATGAAGAAAATATTATTAAGGAGACTTATAATGTCAAGAAGTACACTAGAACAAGTGCTAGAATTGTTAATCAACGAGGAAACTGCTAAAGCCGAGTCGCTTTTACATGACTTTGTTGTTGAACAAGCACGACAAATCCATGAGGATTCTCTTAACGAAAGCGACAGCGTTGTAGAAGAAGAACTTGATGAGATTGATGAAACAGAAGAAGTCGAATCTTTAGAAGATGATGTTCAAGAAGATTCTGACGAGATTGAAAAAGAAGAAATCTTTGATGATGAAGATGACGTTTCTGACGAAGAGGCTATTGATGACTTAGAAATGAGTGATGAAGAAGCACCTGCTGAAGAAATTGAAGATAGAGTTGAAGATTTAGAATCAGCATTATCTGACCTAGAAGCAGAATTTGAAAAAATTATGTCTGGCGAAGAAGACGATGCTACAGATGAAGATGAAGAAGGCGAAGAAGGCGATGAAGGCGATGAAGCACCAATCGACTTAGAGTTGGAAACTAAAGAAGAAGTTGCTCCTGAAGTTTCTGAAACTGAAGAACCAGTTGAAGAAGCAAAAGAAACAGTCGAAGAGGTTGTTGAAGAAGCAGATGATTCTGAAGAAGAAGTAAAAGAGACTTCATCTGAAGATTTAGACGAAGAATCAGAAGAAAAATTGGAAGAGTATACAATCAAAGCAACTGCTAAGCCTGGCGCAGATGGTGATAAAGATTCACCAGTTGCAAAAGACGGTGGCGCTGACGAAAAAGATGCAAAACCAGTTGGACAAGTAGATGGTAACACATCTGGTGGTTCAGCAAAAGCAGAAGATATGAAAACGGGTAATGTTAACACAGTTGGTAATAAGAAAGCACCAGCACCTAGCAAAGCCTAAGTAACAACTCTTTTTGGAGAAACCAATGACCGTTCTTATTGAAAGATTATCACATAATCAAGCAAATGTAAAATCACGTATCGTTGAAAGCGATGATGGTAGCAAGAGTATGTTCATGGAAGGCATTTTCGTCCAAGGTGACGTTAAGAATGCTAACGAACGAGTATACCCGGTGAGCGAAATCAAAAGAGCAGTGGAATCAGTCCAAGCGAAAATCAAGGAAGGATTTCCAGTTCTAGGCGAGTGCGACCACCCACCTGAATTGACAGTAAACGTTGACCGTGTTTCACATATAATTGAAAACATGTGGATGGATGGTCCGAATGGCTTTGGTAAACTCAAAATTGTTCCTACGCCAATGGGTAACATTATCAGAACACTAATCGAATCAGGTGCCACTTTAGGTGTCTCATCTCGTGGTTCTGGTGAAGTTGACCATGCTGGTAAAGTGAGTAATTATGAGATTATTACAGTCGATATTGTGGCACAGCCAAGTGCCCCGGAAGCATATCCAAAAGCAATATACGAAGGATTAATGAACATGCAAGGTGGCTATGATACATGGAAACTTGCACAAAATGTTCAAAACGACAAATACGCACAAAAATATTTGTCAAAAGAAATAGTTAAGTTCATTAGAGAACTTAAACTTTAATAAAGAAGGAGAAGTAACAATGGCAAAAAATGAAATCCTTGCTGGGCTACTTGAGTCAGATGTTTTAAGTGAAGAAGTTTCACAACAAATATCAGAGGCTTGGGAAGCACAAATAAATGAAGCAAGAGAGGAGATAACAGCCGAGTTGCGTGAGGAGTTCGCACAGAAGTTTGAACATGACAAATCAGTTATTGTAGAAGCAATGGATAACATGCTTAATACTGCAATCAAAACTGAAATGGATGAGTTCAAAGCAGACCGTGAGGCTTTAATCGCAGAACGTGTTGCATATAAGAAAGCAATTTCTGAACATGCAAAACTTCTTGAAAGATTCATTACTTCTCAACTAGCAAAAGAAGTTAAGGAACTGAGAGCCGACCGTGCAAAAGTTAACGAACATTTAGATAGAACTAAAGAGTTTGTTGTTAAACAACTTTCACGTGAACTAGCAGAATTCCATAACGATAAACGTGATTTAGTAGAAACTAAAGTACGTATGGTAACTGAAGGTAAAGAAATTCTTACTAAA